AAGATTTTTTATCTAACGCTTTTGCTACTTCCTTCTCGATCAAGGCATCTGAGGTAAGTACCCATACAGTAGGTACGGTTCCTTTAGCGTAATCTTCTAACGTAAGTTTGCCGCCTCCTAGAAGCTGTCGAGGTGTAGAGATTCTAGCAGTAGCCTGGTAAAACTGTCTAAGCGAGATGCCTACGTTGAAGAATATCATATCGCTGCATACTTTCTGAAGTCCGTCCACACCTACGCCTAAAGTTTCAGCGTGGCTGATAAGCACTTGAGTGTCTCCAGTAATAAAATCCTTCAAACCCTGCTCTTTTTTAACTGTTTTTCCAAAAATGGAAGCCTTTATTCCACGTAACCCCTCATACAACCTGTTTTGCTCATATAAAAAATTAGCGAATACTACAACTTTCTTGCCTTGTTTAACTAACTCGTGTATCTTAGCCCAACATGCTTCAAACCTATTATCACTTAGCGTTACACAATCTCTGTCCGAAGTTTGTACACGTTTTTCTGACAAATCTTCTTCCATATAGAAGCCTGAAGCCACTTGCAACATTAAAGATATACGAGTGATGCCTGCGCTAACTGTTCTGGTGCCTAGACAGCTCTCATTTTCTAAGGATCTTAACGCTTGCATAATTTCTGCGTCTAAAGGGACTTTCAAATACTTAAGGTCATATTCCGGCAAGTCTCCGAAAATTTCTGAGTACTGAACGGTGATAACGTCTTTAGACATGTCAGCAGCTATTCGAGACAGTGTGTCAGGTTTTTCTTTGTATAACGTAAAATTCTCTCTTTGATAGGCTGTAAAGTATTTATTGCCGAAGTCTGAGAAGTATCTGCCTAAAGCCTCTCCAAAATCCACAAAAGTCTGCACGCCATATAAACTAAGAGGATTCTCTCTATATAAGGTAGCTGACAATCCTATGAATCTTGGACTCTTTGCAGCTATTTTAAACAGCATCTTAGCCCGTTTAGAACCTCCTCGAACTCTGAACGAGGCGAGATTGTCGGACTCGTCAGCTATTACAAGGTCATAAGAGGTTTTAGCCGCTTTATGTAAAGAGGCGTAAGATATCAATTCTATTTGAGGATAGTCTACAAAGCGTGATTTATTAGCCTCTTTATCCGAGGCAGGTTTAACATATAAGACGCTTTTTAGTTTTAATTCGCGGACAAGCCTTTGAACGATGTTCGTTTTTCCAAAGCCGGCATAGGCGTAAAGATGACAGCGCTTCTTCTCTTTCATCTTTTCCACTATCTGATCGACTAAGTCGTCTCTACGCTTCAAAATATCGTTTAAGTTCATTTGCAGCGTCCTCAGAGTTAACAACCATAAAAGGCCACCCGCTTTTTTTAGAGAGGTTTCGGCCTTTAACTATTTGAGCAGGTCTTGCTAGTTCACCTGGAGCTTTCATTTCAACGAAGGCTACTTTTAAATTTTTAAGTACCATCCAGTCGGGGAGACCTGTTTGAGATTGGCTTTTCAATCTTATCCAAGTCCCTCCTACCAGTCTCTTACATTTTCCAGTAAACCCTGACTCGTTCATTCACCCATATCCTCTAAAATCTGAGTTAAATTAACAGATTCTGCAAGCTCTTTAGGATAAAGTTTTAATGACTTACCATAAGCTACTAGCTTACCTGCTTTAGCTACATAGCAAAAGTTAATACCTACATCCGCCTCAACCCATTTAGGAGCGTACGGGTGGCGGTTAGTAGCTTCACCTTCCCCTACATACCCATCGGCTGCAGTCATCAGAGTTACTTTTTCTTTTGTTTCAGGATGAACTCCCGAAATATCCATTGGGGTTGAGCTAATGACTCTGAAATACACTGCGTCTTCCATCTCTGGAGGAACTATTTTATTACCTGTGGCCACTTTATCCACGTATTCAGACACGAGTACTTCGTTACCGTCATTGAAGAAGGATTCAAGGATTCGTTTTGTTTCTTTAGCAGAAACTTGTTTGAACTCTAAAGTAGCTTTAGCCGCTTCTTTAAGCGCTTCAATAACCTCAGGGTCACGCACTACGGCCTGATAAGAAAATTTAGGTGGAGCGGTAGGATAGTCTGGACGTCCTTCTGCTACAAACAAGGTAGGGAAATTAAGTTTAAATTTCTTACCTGTGACTGCAATACTGTTTCTAATTACTGTAATCATTTTAACAATCCTTTAAGTTAATGTTGACAACAACTCCTTCACTCTCAATTATATACGGCATTTCGGTTTCCTGCCAAATATTTTTAAGCGTTAGGATTAAGTCCTTAGCTATCTCATAATCTGTAGTGTATTTCACACTCTTAACGCGTTTAGGAACGTACTCCATAGCACGCGCTGCTATCTCTCGAATAGAGGTTTTTGCTCCTTTCTCGAAAATAACTTCTTGAGATATGAAAGACTTTAATATAATGTTCTCATTAATCCATCGGTTTGTTTCCTCCTCTATAATTTTTGGTAAGTTTTCTTTCAGCATCCATCCTTGTTTTCTTTTAGCGTAATATGTTGAGTACCCTTCAAGCAACCATGTGAGGATTTCAGAACGCTCTTGAAGTAAAAAATCTTCGTGGCTGTGCAGATGCCCTTTAAACTGCGCAGTTGCAGGACATACAACTAACCGTCGTAACGTACCGCCGTCAAGGCCATTAAAATAAAACATGTGGTTAGTGGCCGCAACTACGGTAGCTTGCGACGTAAACTCACGTGTAGCCTTGTACACGCCACGACCTGCTATGTCTGCGCCGCCTACAAGAGTTTTCCATTCAGATTCTCGTAAATACATCCCTGAAGGTATTTCTTCAATGGTCAGTAACCGATAACCTTCGGTAGACATCAGCACATCGTTAATTTCTGTTGATGTATCCTCTGCCACAACATGTTTGCTGAATAACTGCTTTGCAGGAAACTGTTTAGCGTAATCTCCAAACACTTTTCTTAGTGCCTTAATGGTCGTAGACTTACCGTTACTTCCTGAAGGTCCATAAATAACTAAAGCGATCTGCTCTCTAGTATCTCCTACTAAAGCACACCCAAAAAACATTCTTAACCATTCTACCAGTTCAGCATCTCCGCAGCAAAAATCTGAAATGTGCTTATCCCAGTAAGGGCAGTTTGATTTTTCAGACTTTTCAAAAGGTATGTTCTTTAGTGTAAGTTCTTTATCTTCCGCATAAATACCTGCTGCAGCATTAAGCTTTTTGCCATTAACGTGCAGATAAGGGTACTGATCTTCTAACTCCCAGCTATACCGTTCGTACGCAGGCTCATCTTCACGAATCCTCTGTACCAATTTTTCTAAATCAAACTCAGACAACTTAGCATCAAAATGCTCGTGGTTAATTTTAATTGCCGCGTATACGTAGATATTAGCACCTTTGGTAGGGGCTAAAGCGTGCCAGTCTCCGTGCTTATCTTTAACATACCACTGCGAGTCTCCTGAGCGTGTTACAATCTTACACAAGAGTCCTTCTGGCCGCAGTCTAACATCTTGTATAGGGTTAAGATGCCTAATGTAGGAATACGTGACAGCTCCAGCTTTATCAGACTGTAAGGAGTTCCACTGTTGATCAAACTCTGCGTCTGTATGTTTCGGAGAAACTGCTGACCAGGCTTTGCAAAGTTCTTTAGCTTCTTGAGACCCTGCAAATTGGTGATGTACGGCCATCATTACTCTCAACCATTCTGCCCTATCTTCTAACGCTTTGTATTCTAACGCTTTTAAATCTGCTTCTAACTGTTGCAAAGATACTTCTTGTTTTACCTTAGTCGTTTTCTTATCAACTTCTTTCTTTGCCGCGGGAAACACAAAAGTGTAACGCTTTTCAGATTTAATCGCAGCTGTTAAGAACTTCTTAACATCTCCTATTACAGGCAAATCCTGTATCTTTGGAAGTTCTCCGAAAGGTTGGTAGGGGCTTAAGGGTCCGTCTTTACCACTTGGAGCAGACCCGCTAAAGCACCCATGCTTTAAAAACTCAATTTTGCCCACTTCTAAGCCGTTTGAGAGCACTTTAACTCCCCACCCAGGGCGCACGTTAGTATCCGTTATACGGGCTAAGGTCTTAAATCTTATCCCTTGTCGTGACGATCCAAATAATGTTGACGTTCGGGCTTCCCATCCAGGCTCGGTCACGTCATAGTCTATTACATACACGTCCGTAGGCTTGTCATTGGCGTGAAACACCCAGCCGTGAGGGTATTCATCGTTGAAAAAGGGTTCTGATTGCTCTGGCTTGTATGCAAACTTGCACCCTTCTCTTTTAGGAAGGACAAAGTCTTTGTAGCCTTGACGAACCCAGGTAGAAAATTTATCCATGTGATAATAACGTTAAGAACTTACCGTTTATTTTCACGAAGCCTTTAGCTTTGGCTCTATGCCACGCCTTCTTAAGCTCCGCGTCGTTTTTTAGATACTCCATAAGAACCTCTAGGCGTAGACTTTTACCTTCCGATAAGAAAGATATTACTTGCTCTAATCTCGCCCAGTCTTTTGATTTCATAATTTGAAAATGTTACTGTCAGATTCTTCAGGACGCTTAGCTTTACGAGACAGTGTCTCTTCTATCTTAACTTTTGCGCCAGGTATGCTGTCAAACCCTTTGTCTTTCATATAAGCCAGCACTGCTTTGTCGTCAATTTCTATACCTACACCAACAGACAGAAGGTAACCTGCCAAAAGTTGGAAGTCTTCTATTTCTAAGCTGCGGCGCTTTACTACGGAGGTAGTACTGATTTCTAAATCTTCTAGCTTACTAAGAGATTGTCGGTACTCTAGAATTAACGCTTTACGAGCTCTTATAGCCGAATCACAAGCATCAAGGGATGGTTGAAAGGCTTTTGTAACTTTTGAAATAGTATCTCGAGCACCCTTAAGCATTTCTTTCTTATCGTTCTCAAGCTTGGCCTTAGCCTTAGCCCACATGTCAAGATCTTCTCCCCATCGGTCGGCTTCTTCTGTGGAAGTTATCTTTGCAGGTAAATTAACGGCTACTGCGGTAAGGTATTGAGATGTTTTAGGCGTTAGATCTGAGCTCATTTATTAGTCCTCCTAGAACAAGTATAGCAGAGATTTCAGTTTTATTCGAAATAATCGGTGGCTACCTCTCGGCGACGATCCTCATACTTCCACAACCACTTGTACATGTCATTGCTGTGCTGGTGCCGACGATCACCGTTCCTTTTTGGATGCTCTCTAAACTCCTTAATACAAGGGCGATACCACGCACCTTGATGATAATCTAGGTATTCTCGTTTGGCCTTAAAGAAGATTAAGCTATAGCCATCATAGGGCTTAGGTTGCCAAGTGTTATACATACCGTAGGACTCTAAATAGATTACATCCGCTGTAGTCTCAGGAACCCATATCAAACGTTTAAGGCTGCTGTCCGCATAGTCTTCAATAGGTATAGGACCTACAACTGTCTCAGTTCCCATACATACCATATAGAGGTTTTCAAGTCTCATGCTAGTTATTTATGATGTAAATTATTTTAGATAATTCCTTTTCCAAAAATTCTTTAGAAGCTAAGGTGTTAGGAACAATGAAATCTGCATAGTCGTGAGGAACGTTTTCTGATACGTGCATAGAACGCCTATCTACATACTTATTGTCAACTAATACTAAGTAACCTAAGTTGCCTTTAACCCAGTTACACTCATTATTAAATCTAACGTCAGTGATTACAGTGTCTTGAGTGTCATCATACTTTATATTATCCACCCAGATATCTTCGCCTAACCATTCTCGAGCGTAAAGTCCTACGTGTTGCAAAAGCTCCCGTGGAGTATAGCATCGCACGAATTCGGGTAAGCCTTCTGGAAGTTGTGGAGGTTTCCCAAATTTAGCGTAAAGAAATTGAGCTAGATCGTCTATATACAGCGTAGTAGATACCGGAGATTCCTTACCTTGAGGATCATACACGTCGTAAGGCTTAAGATGTTTGTAATGTTCTAAGACGAATTCTTTAAGCGTGTCTGCAAAGGAGGCTCTTTTAAATCCGAAATCTTCGACAAGAATGTTGCCGACGTAGTCCTTACCTGCTCCTGCATATCCCATAAGCCCGATAATCATAGTTTGTAATCTCCTATGTAATTTAGTAAGTTATCTAAATAATAGCTGTCATCGTAACTAGGTTTACGAGTTATGGCTGCATGGTAACGCTCTGCTAGGTTAAGGCGTTTAAGGATCTCTTGTCCATTATTTTTAAGTCCAGGGTTTATTCTAAATATCATATCTTTAATACTCGACGATTTCGCAAGATATTTTTCATAATACCATTGAGCAGCTTTAGCTGAGAAGTAAGGATCTGTGCGCACTTTATTGGCCAACATTTCGGGATACCCTTTTAAATTCAATGCTGGAACTTCTTCCGCAAACGCTTTGAAGTTATCACGACCTGTTAGTTGGATGTACCCAGAACCCCGGAAGTTCCAACCGTCGTCAGAGCCCTCTCTGTTTCCCATACGACCGTTATACACAAAATTGGCTAACGCTCTTTGATCTTTCATGAGCGCTGTAAGTTCAGCGTCAGACATCTCGCGGCATTTACTAAACATTTGACGCACGCGTGCAGGTGATTTATAACGAAAGCTTTCTTCGGTATATTTGAAGCCTCCAGATTCTGCATGAAGATTTGCAAGAAACGCTGCCAGATTGTTTTTTAAAATTTTCATATTAGCTCCTATTAAGATACTTAGAAGCTTCGTCAGCTACGCTAGATTGCAGCGCCCAATTATGGATGTTAAAAATGACTCCTGTAATTAATAGAGCGCCTATCGCATACCATATGTAACCTAGGAAGAAAAGACTTACGGCTGTAAGAAATCCTGTAAATCCTAATCCTGCAGAGAATTTTTGAATAGTTTTGTACATATTGATTACCTCATAGAAATATAACAACCAATTGGATGCTGTATTGCGCGAGTACTGGTTAGGCAAATATGCGAACCGCTTAGCCACACGTCCATAGCGTTATCAACGTCTATCATAAGTGGAGCTATCTCTGATTCAGGTAAATGTATAGATTCGAGCACTCCTCGTGCAAATCCGCTAGACAATTTAAAGATATCTCCTGTAGTGATTTTAACAAGATCCCCTCTACTTGCAAGGTGTACAAGCACGATACTTTCAGGGGTAAGTATCATATCTGTACCGCCTGCTGCAATATACCCTGCTGCTGATATACAATTAAGGCAGTACACCCATATGCGCGCTTTAGATTTGTGCATCGCCATATTAATGGCGTATCCTGTATACATCTGTCCACCTGGTGAGTCTATATAAAGAGCGATCTCGTCGCCTTTTTTGGCTATTAATAGGGCTGTCAATAACTCATGGTACTCGCTTAAGTCTCCTATCTCTCCGTGGATCAAGTAGCCGTCCATGTAGTAATCAAGCCCTGCATCCTCTTTTGCTTGAGCAACTACCGGAGTTACGGCTGTCGGTAGGTAAGGAGTTACACTAAAAAATAAAAGCAATATTAACGTTGCTATCTTCGTTCTCATATTAACCTCTCATTAAGCATCCCTAAAAGGGGTTACGGCAGTCTTAGCAGTTCCATTACTCCAATAAACTAAAGACGCCATCTCTAACCCTAAAGATCCTGCATCATATGAATCTTCGTTAGGGTAGCCTCCGTCTGTGATATACTCCCGCTCTTCTACTTTTATGTTATGTTTCTTCAACTGATCAAGTATCCGACGGTCGAGGATTGCTTTACTCGATACCTTCATCGATTGGGCTTCGCTCCTCATATACACAGGAGAAATCATTTTTGAAAACTCAGCCATTTCGTACAGTGTTTCAAGGTTTGTGATGTACACTTTACCTTCTTTTGTAGGCACTCCATAGAGTTTACGTTTTCTGCTGTTACCAATTAATAAGCTCATGATATCTCCTTAATATATTATAGCAAGTAATTATTTATTTAGCCAAATTTTTGCACGCATTTCTTCCGGCATCCACTCATACAATTTGATTAGCCCATATGCCGCACGAGTCATTCTGGACTTATCAAATTCGTGATATATCTTAATAGCTCCTTCCGCGTTAAAATTAATTCCTACGTAGTCTATTTGATAATCTATTTCTAAGTTATTGTTTAAACCCTCTTGCCCATACATTACCAGCTCTCCATATAGCGCTAATTGCAACTCGTAGTACTTTTGCCACACTCCCGTTTTATAGTCTACCACCATAATTTTCTTCGGAGTACCGTAAGGATTGCTTACAAGTACTAAGTCAGGAGTCCCTGCGAACAAGAACTGTTCTTTCAACTCAGGATCTTTTGGATCGTACCAAGAGCAGTAAGGTTCTTCTGCACTATACACCTGCCAACCCTCTTTCTCTCGATATATTAACCACTCGCTAAAGTTTCTTACGTGAAGTTCCTTAAGTAAAGATTTGTCCCGCGTCGTGACGTAGTTATAAAGGTCGTCATGCAGCTTAGTGCCTTTTTTCTTCGCTTCTTCGGAAACGCTCTTCATTACTTTTGAGTAATCAGGGGCAACGAGACTTAGGAGCTGGGATACGGAAGGCACTTTGTACCCGCACACTCTGTAAGTATGCGATTCTTTGTCAAATGTCAGGCTCATAGTACCGCCTTCCCAGATCTTATATACTGTTCGGCCTCAACAGCCTCGCGTACGATCTCTCGTTTGATGTTGTAAGGCATCACTGTTTGTGGCGTTAACGCGCTAAACAGTACCGTCGCAGCGCTTACCGAGTAGTAAGCTATCCGAGATGCTGTGTCTAACGCTGTAAGCATCTCTGGATCCTTCACAATATGTAGCATCCAATATTCTTTCTCAGTCATGACGACCTCCTAGTGCGCTGTCAAGCATAAATTTTATCCTTTGCAGGCCTAGCTTATCGCAATAACTCCTTCTCGCTATAACTCTTCTACAATTTTTATACTCTCGTAGGGAGATATAATTCTTTAACATTTGAAGGTACTCCTGAAAAGATTTCATGCCCTCATCGTACGTATCTACATGCCCTCCTCTTACCAACCTTAAGTACATCTGCGAGGCCCACCTATCCTCGCGACGCCGTTCATAATTATCTCTACGGTTAATGCACCCCTTACATTTATACCACATGATGACCTCCTAGTATTTTTAACATCGTGTCACAGGCGCCTTGTTGCGCGCCCAGGACAAACTGAGCGGCGTCCATGTTCAGGCTACCTCTCCACAGCATGCAAGCCGTCACCCAAGTCTTCCACATCTTCAAGTAACCTGCGATCAGTCCTGCATGCTGCCAATGTGCAAGCGTGTAATACACTCCGCACAAATATCCCATGTCTTCCGCTCTCATAACGCCTCCTAAAACAGCCCCAAGGCCGCTAACAGTGCCACTGCAATAAGTACCGTGATGATCCCTGCCAAGGGACTTGCAAACAACACCAAGATCCCTATAAGCACCACGCCCATAAGTACATCTTTCAACTCATTCAATGCTCGTTTCCAAAACCGTTTCATGACAACCTCCTAGTTTGATTAACTTACTATAGACAACTTTTTGAGTTTAAGCAAATTTCTTCGCTTCCTCGATCTCTCTGTCGAGGTTAATGCTCTACCTTCGACACGCTCTTTTTCTGCCTTCCAAGCCGCATACTCAGGAGTTTGCAGATGATACGCTAAGTATCCTGCCACGTCTACCCTGTAACTATGCTTCATGTCTCTTATTTGCACATCTTGCTCCAACTCGTAGGTCGCTTTACGTGGAGGAGCTTCCTTTAAGCGCCTGCAACCTCTCTCACGGTAGCCTTGTCGTGGATAATATCTGTTATATTCTTGGTACCACTTAGCGTGCCGCTGTGTGCCTTGCTGCACCATACCTACAGATTGCATCCATAACAGCTGATCCATCTTAGCAGCTGACACGTAACATCTCATAACAGACCCTAGATCTCTAAGAGAGGCATACGCCCACTCGTAGCAGCTGGGAGGAGGATACGAGGCTTCTAACTGCTTTAATCTGGCCTCATAGTACCTTTTAGAGATGCGAGGAAGGTTGTATGCTTTCATAAATTTCTCCTTATTTCCTGATCGTTGCTGTACGGATATAGTTTATATGTTATCTACTATAGGCCTCTATTAGTTACTTATAGTATATATTATATTTTAATTTTAATTATTAATTACTATAGTATTACTATAAGATATGCAACGCATAATATAGTACCTATATATTATATAAGCTAACATGTAGACTAAGTCCGTACAGCAACGCTCCTTAAAAGTGTGAACTAGTTCACGGTTTCTTCGTCTTTTGCGAACAAATGTATTGCTCTGAAGAAATATTTCCTGACGTTGTAGTCAAAGTCTATTTCTATTTTCCCTAATAACTTGCCTCTGTGCAATGCTCCTTCTAACTTCTCGAGCCCCACCCTTTTGGTACTATCGGTCACAAGGATAACTGCTTGCTCTCCTGTCCACCCTACGATAAGTTGTGCTAAGTCCATCTCAGAGATGCCAGGATAATCTTTCGACAATTCCCTATAGATCAGCGCCTTTAACTCTTCGCGCGGTGAGATTCTTACTTGCCCTTCTTTAAGGGCGATGATCTGCTCGTTATTTAGTGTCATATACACGATAACCTCCTATTAATCTTTTGATCTGATGTAAATATCTACAGCCTTGAGCTCACAGCTGCCCTTAGCCTTGTTATACTCCATTTTAAGAGTTCCCATCACTGTACCTTTGTTCTTCTTGCCTTCTATTAGGTCGGCTCCCAGTACAATAGCTTCTTCAGGTACTACAATGACGACTTTACGGCGAGAAAATCCCTCAATTATGTTGTCCAAGTCCTTGTCGATAGCTCCAGGGTATTGCACATTGACACTTGCAAGTATTGCATTTCTGATGCTTGGAGACATTTCTAGTTGTAACTCACCTTGATAGTAACTTACCGCTTTCTCGCCTGATATTAAAATTTTAGTGTTCATGTTAGTATGTTTGTGGGTTCATTGGGATTTTCAATAAGCCTTCTAATACGTTTCCAGCAGGCCACTCAATCATTTCAGCCTCTTCATACGCTTCAGGCGACAACACGTACTCCTCGGTTTTACCTGATAATGTAAGACCTAAGTCTACAACTACGGTAGGAGGATGGCCAAAACTCAGCTCATATGCTCCCATTGTGGCTAGTTGTGCTATATTAGCAGGCTTAGCCTCTTTACCTGTTACTGCTTGATACCACTCGGCGATCTCTTTCTTGCCTTGCTCTGTGATTTTGTATAATGTGATCTTTTCCATGATAATCTCCTTAGTTAATGATTAGTTCGTACACTACTTCTGCCACGTATCCCAGCGTTATTAGCATTACTGCTAAAGGTGCTGAGATGATTACTGCTAGTATTAGATACTTGTTCATGATATTCTCCTTGTGTTGCCGTTGCTGTTATTTACGCTTGGATTATAGTTGATAAGTTCAGCTTGTCAAATCTTTTTGTTGTGCAGTGCACACAGAATTGGCTTACAGCTATGTTTCAAGCGCTTCTTCACGCAGCATATATTCTTTTTCCGTCCTTGTAATTGCATGCTATATGCTAGCTCTCAGAACTCTCAAAGATGCACACACCTCACCCACTCACAGCTTGCTCACAGGCAATTCGTAGAGCTCTCTGTTAATACACGCCAAGATTTCTCACAGATAATCTTAGGGGTGGGGATATGAGTACTCTTTGAGTGGTTTTGAAGCGCCCTGTAGGCGCCTGTGCGCGAGCTAATTGCTAGCGTACGCTAAAAGGCTTCTTCAAGTCCTACTTTCAGCCATTTTTCAGGAGCTCCCTCTCATCCTTCCTTCAAGCTTCCCTGTGAGCAGCTGTGAGCGTGCATGCGGGACGAAATTTTTAGCATAAATTGAAAATATCTCGCGGAGTGTGAGTTCATGTACTATAATTAAGGTAATACGACAAACTTGCTCTGTGTTAAAAGGTGCGGTATAATAGCACATATTATTGAAAAGAGCGAGATATGAAGAAAAAGAAAAAGGGTGGCGGTAAGAAACGCTGCTAAAAGATACTTGGAGGTCAACTGACATGGATACACTGTTACTCGTAGCGATCGCCCTAGGCGTCGTGTTCACTATTCTGCATCAACTGACGCTAGGAGTCAGATTGACGCGGCTACATAAGGTCCATGTGACCAAAGCACTGTTAGACGTCATGGCGGCACAGCTGAAAGACGTCAATAAGAAAGGAGACTGAAATGTCTGAGATTTTAACTTATGCCGGCTACACGCTGGCTCTTTTTATTGGCTTAGTGTACTTAACGTATGTACACTATGTTGCGATTATGCACTTTGCGCGGTTCCGCGATACTCTCACAAAGGTGCAAGTTATTTGGGGCTACTCCCTGTACTTCGTAGGCTTCTTACTCGACTTCGCTTTGAATATCGTCGTAATGACGGTCATGTTTTTGCAACTCCCTCGTCAAGTCTTAGTTACCTCACGCTTATCGTGTTTAATATACGATAAAGGCTGGAGGGGCAAAGTTGCAAAATGGATCTGCACCCAGTGGTTAGACGGGTTTGACCCGAAAGGGCCTCACTGTAGGTCATGCGACGGTAAGGAACATAACTAGTGTCAGAGATGTTCAATCTCCATCCGAAGCAGCGCTTAGCCCTGGAGTCGGAGGCAACGGAGATACTGTACGGAGGCGCCGCAGGTGGCGGTAAGTCTCACTTACTTAGGGTGTACAGCATCCTAGCAGCCTTGGCCGTGCCTGGCGTACAGATATTCTTCTTCCGTAAGCAGAAGGCCGACTTAGCAGAGCAGCAGTTAGAAGGTATGACAGGTTACCGTGCGATGCTTGCGCCTTTGATCAAGTCAAAGCAAGTCAGCATTGACCCAGAGAGTGGCATAAAGTTCGCGAATGGTAGCAACATCACGTTTGCCTACATGAAGAAGATGTCAGACTTTGAGAACTTCCAAGGTAAAGAGTTTAACATCCTGCTGGTAGAAGAGCTTACACAATTCCCTTACGAGTTCTATCAAAGAATGCGTAGCCGCGTGCGCGCACCTAAAGAGCTGTTCAAAAACTTCTACAAGAAGAAAGCCCACGTCATCGCAGTCTCGAATCCGCTAGGAATCGGGTATAATTGGGTAGGCAATTCCTTCGTGTGGGGGCATGAGCCAATGGAGATTTGGAAAGCACCTTTAGAGGAAGGTGGGATGACGCGACAATTCATTCCCTCCAGGCTTAAAGACAATCCCTCGATAGATTATGATGATTACGCAGGCGTGCTGCACGGTATGGGTAAGCCCGAAGAGGTTAGAGCTATGCTTGACGGAGAGTGGAGCGTGGCCACAGGAGGCTTCTTTGAGGACTTTGACTTAGGTAAGCATGTCATTGAACCGTTCATTATTCCTATGCACTGGAAGAAGTTCCGGTCTATGGACTCAGGATTTAGAGAGCCGTTTTCAGTAGGCTGGTGGGCGATAGTGCCTGACAACACTCAGATAGGACAACTTAACTTTGACGCAGGCACGATCATTCGCTATAGAGAGTGGTACGGAGCAGACAAAGATGCCGAGGGCAGAATAAGGCCTAACGTTGGATTAAAATTGACTTCTGAAGAGATTGGTGCTAGTATTGCACTTATGGAAGCGGCCGATGCTAATATAGACAGTAACTTATGTGTATTAGATCCTAGCGCCTTTAACGAAGCCGGTACAATTAGCGTAGCAGAGAGAATTCGTAGAGGTAGCGGAGGGAAGGTAGCATTTAGAAAAGCAGTAAATCGTCGAAATTCAAAAGATGGGATAATGGGCGGTTGGGATATCTTACGAAATAGACTGCGTGGCGCCGAGAGGCCCACAATTTACTGTTTTTCTACATGCTCGGAAATGATAAGAACTTTTCCTGGCTTAATTTATAAAGAAGGAACTGATGAGCTTGCATCAGGTCAAGAAGACCACGTTGCGGATGAAGTCAGGTACGCCTGCATGTCCGTCGAACAGACGTCTTATATGATAGCTCAGAAAGGTACCTTAGATCGCGTTAAGACAACTAAGAAGCCTGGCGACCTTAAAGACTTCTTCTCGTCTTTAGCAGATTACAAACCAAAGAAAACTAAGAACACAGGAAAAATTTTATGAACCCTGACATTATTGAAGACTTGAGCATTACGTTAAAGTTACACACTAAAATCCTAGACGATATCGTTAAAGGGTCTTCCTCTAAAGATTTGCGTTGGCGATTAAACATGGTCACTTCTATGCTTCAGGCTATAAACACTCGACTATTTGAGGATACAACGAATGAGTAATGAAACTTCGCGCAGCTGGACTCGCAGAATAAACACAGTCCTTAACGGCGACAAATACAAACGATATCTTAATCGTGCGGACGGCGCGTATAAATCTTATTTTACTTCTCACGGGAATGTAGAAGGTGATGTTAAAGAGATCATCTCTGAAAACAATTTCTGGAAGTATTCTAAAGATTTGACGGCTAGTATTTACACTAAGCCACCTAAGATTAAAGTGTTCAGAACGTTTAAAGATAACGACCCTGTCGGCCGCGTCGCCTCTTTTCTGTTACAACGTAATATGAAGGAAGTACTCGAGTCGAGTAGAGATTTCCATGACACTTTGAAGCTAGTTATCAGAGATCGCGTGGTTGCAGGCGCAGGCTTTATGATGTGGAAGTATGTTAAAGATGAAGATAGAGTAGTCCCCGTACATCTTAAGTACGACCGTGTAGTGTTCCCTATTTCACCTTGCTGGAATGAAACCCCTTGGATCGCAGTACGTCATGACGTGCCGTTTGATGAGCGTGTTAAACGGTGGGGTAAGGCTAAGGCGCTTAAATCAGGTGACTCAAGCCAGTATACAGGCTCAGACAGCCGCATAGAAATGTCCATACGCGAGAAGGAGTCTTTAGGCAATTACCCTAAGATATATCAGGTGTTCGACAAGCTAAACACAAAAGTTATTTGGGTGTGCTTAGATTCGGAAGAAATTCTTGATGAATCTGATTACACTTTGGAGATAGGAGACTTTTATCCTATACCTAAGCCGTTTATGGCCGATTTGGACAGCGAAAGTTCTTATCCTGTGCCCGAATACTATTATTTCCAAGACTTACTACAGAAGCTCTCTGACACTGACAGAGCTATTAACGATCTGATTAGTATTGCTAAACTTAACTATCTGTACGACGCTAGGTTTGGGGATATGTTAGAGAAGTTATTTGATGGAGATTGCGGAGTAGGGTACTCGGTACAAGATTGGCAAGGGCTGGCGGAACCCACAGACATTACAAAAGGGATTGTTTTCACTCCGCTTGAAAAGATTGTGTCCTCAATTCAAGGACTCCAAAGCATCCGTGCAGACTTGCTACAACGTTTACGTACCGTCACAGGAGGTATCGTAGGGGGTTTAGGGCAAGGTCAATATGAATCTGCGGCTTCTATTAAATCCAAAGAGGCTACAGTCACTGCACAGCAAGTGCAGTTTAAAACGGACTTCATTATGTACGTTAAGGACGTTCTAAACGTCGGCGCAGACTTGCTCGCAGAGACGTATTCGGATAAAGACTTACTAGAGCGGTCTACAGCATTGTTTGGATTGTCACAAGACGATTACGGAATTATAGAACCTGCTCTTAAACTATTACGCAAGGAGAAAACACGCTCATTTCGTTTAACGATATACCCTGAGTCGATGGCTCAAGAGGATGACGCAGCAAAACGTAAAGACTCCATGGAGATGTTGAACGTGTTAGGGCAAGTGGTTAGAATGGGTAAAGAAGTGGCTGCTACAAATCCTCAAGTAGTACCAAGCCTTGTAGAGTTATCACTATACGTAATACGTCAGTTTAATAACACGGATCAAGTAGAACATTCCGTAGAGCAACTTCTCCAAGGAGCGTTACAAGCGCCTCCACCACAGCCTTCTTCTGATGTGCAGATGGTGCAGATGCAGACTCAAGCTCAGCAGCAATCTAAAATGATTGACGCTCAGTTAGAGCAGCAAAAACAGGCGTTAGAACGTGAGATTAAGACTAAGGAGTTGATGCTTAAGCAGCAAGAGATGCAACTGAACGCTATGAAAGAAGCAGGTAAGCTCATGGTTGATCAAATGAAGCATGAGAGAGGTGACGATGCCTGAGTACACTTTTAAATGTCCTAGCTGTAAAGAGTATTCAACTTTAAGTTTGGCGATAGACGATAGGAATCTTCCTCAGCAGTGTGGCTGCGGAGCAACTTTAGCACGTACTTTCGTAACTCAAGCCTTTACAGCATATGACTTTAAAGGTTATACTAGCACTGTTACGGGTGAATATATAGACTCGCTTTCTGCTCATAAGGCACATCTGGCTAAGACAGGTATGGTAGAAATTGCAGATCATAACACCTACTTAGCTAAAAATACAGGAGGAAAAGTTTTAATAAGTAAGAGAGATCGGAAACGGGAATTGATTCATCAATATAAACAACACATTCTTAAAAACATTTAACAGGAGGTTTTAAATGGAAGAAAATACAGTACCCTCGAGTACAGAAGCACCTACTTCGCAAGTCACGTCAGACCCTTATGCACATAGTACGGATACTAACGCCGCAACATCTATACGAGAGGCTTATGTTAAGGCTATTCAGGAAGCTGAGACCGTAGAAGCTAAAGAAGCGCCTGCCGCTCCGGTAGAGGCTAATAAAGAAGCTCCCGCAGATGCGCCTATAGAAGCTAAAGAAGCTGCACCTGCAGAAGATAACACTGAAGCTGCTACGACTGAAGGAGCTGCAGATAAAACTCTATGGGACGCAGCGAGTTCAAGTATCCGTGAAGCGTACAAGCTTACTGATGAGGAAGTCAAAAACTTACCTCCTTCGGTCCAGATGGTACTTCGAGATGTCGACACTTTTGTCACGACTAAGATGCCGATGCTCACGGCTGTAGACAAATCTTTAGAAGGGCATAAAGAATGGTTGACAGCTAACAATATCGCTCCAGAAGACTTTGTAGGACGCTTGGCTAAGGTTGACGGGTATATGCGAAGCCCTCATGTAGATATCGCAGAGAAGGCCGCAGTTCTCAAAGATTTGTTGACAGAGTACGGTTTAGAAGGATTGGCTATTGAAGGCGGCGCGGTACAATTTACCGACGAGGATGCCGTTCGAGCAACACAGACTATTACCAACCTAAATCGTCAACTTCAGCAAGCTCAAAATCAACTGTTGCAAGAAAGATTTAACGCTTTCTCACAAAATCACGAGTACGCTAAGCATCCAGCTATTCAAAGGGCTATGGTGTCGATGTTAAATTCCAAAACGGCTAAGAGTTTAGAAGATGCATACGAGCAAGCTATCTGGGCGGACCCCGCTACCCGCGCAGTTCTCGTGAATAAGCAAAAAGAAGAGCTTGAACAGAGTTTAAGAGCTAAGAAGGTTGAAGAGGCTTCAAAAGTATCTTCTCCTGCACCTGTTCAAGGCACTAAGAATACTGTAGATCCTTCCAGTTTATCGCGTAGAGAGCAAATCGCTGCTATGATGCGTGCGGAGTTAAAAAACGTTTGACAAATCTCCTAAGTTGTGTTATAGTAATATTGTGAGGTTATCATATTCAACAACTTAGGAAGTTTACATGCCATCAACACTACAGTTTAATGCCATTGACGTTGCCGTAAATAAGGCACGCGCACCTGGCGTATTTAATGGCGTAATTGAACGAAATGCTTACTTTAAGATTCTCCAAGAGATGGGTCGTATGACCGCTTGGAGGTCTGGTACAGAGTTTCAAATTCCGTTCCGTTACGGCGATTCAACACTTAACAACGTAATGACCTTCAGCGGCTGGGACAGTATCGACAGTACTCCACAACCCGATCCTGATGCATTACAATTTGGACTAAAGCACTATGTGTCTAGCTTTAGCGTATCTCTTGTAGATAAGCTAGCTTACCATAAATCAGCTGACATGATTATTGATGTTAAAGCTGAACGTATGGCCGATGCAGAAGATCGTCTAGAGAATAAACTTTCTCAAGATGCTATCACCGGTGGCGCTTCAGGTACAAATATCATTGGTTTAGCCACATTTATCAATACCGCACCTACTTCAGGTACTAATGGCGGCGTTGTACGGACTGTTGCAGTTAATCAAAACTTATATAGACGTTCTAGCGTAGATTACTCTGCTGCAATGTCTTCATCGAACGCCCTCTACCAGATCAACAAAACCGTAGCTACGATCCTTAATCGTAAAAACCGTTTCTTGATGGCTGCAGACGGTAATGCTTACAGCTACATCCACGCCGCTATCGAGCCGCGTGCCCAGATGGTCAGCTCAGACAAAGGCTTCTTAGGCTTTGCAGGTTTCGATTATGCTTTCGGATCTGCTTCAGGCAAATTAGCTTTGATCGGTGGTGTAGGCTCGGTCGTTTCTTCGGATCGCTTGTATATTGTGAACCCTGAGAACGTAGATTTCCGCTATCATCCAGAAAGCAACTTTACATTACAACCAGAAGTGAGCTACATTGACCAACTAGGTCAAACAAGCCGCATTACTTGGTCCGGTTCAATAGGCATGACGCTTAAAGATCAAGCCGTATTACGTACAGACTAAGGAGCCCTACTAATGAGCAATTATTTTTTAAACGATTCACGTTTTGTTAATCAAGGCTTAGAGGAAACTTCAACTACCTTAAACGCCAAGATCGGCGACGTAGTCAGAGTCAATCACCCTACATACGGAATCATCGATGTAGTATACCTTTACGGTGTAGCTTCTCTAGCAGCAAACGATGCTGTTACTTATAACGCTTCAACAGGTGCTACCACAAGGTTAGTAGCCGGAGGCACTGGCCCTGTAGCTATTTCTCTAGCGGCCAATACTTCTACTTCAGCCGCTTCATGGTTTGCTATCAGAGGTAAGTTATTATGTAACACCGCAGGTACTGTTGCAGCAGGCGCTCGCGTTTACGCTACAGCAACTGCAGGTTCTGTTGACGATGCTGTGAATGCAGGCGATGAGCTGTTTGGTGCATTCTTTGCTACTGCCGTAACTGGAGCAGGCACTTGCGTCGTACACTTACAAGACCCTTACATCTTCTAAAGATGACCTCCGTCATGTCTTGACAGCAATGTTGATACATGATATCATAATAGGGCAAGTGAAAACTTGCCTTATTTCTTTGTACGGAGGTTAACAGATGGAAAATTGGGATAGTTTAGAATATTCAACAGTGTTACATGAAGGACGAGAAACTCGGACGCTTCCTAAGGAAACCGACCCAGGTGTTTTCGTAGTTTTCAGAGATGTCGCCAATCAATACGGCGGAATTACTAAAGATAAAAGACGTGAAATTTGGCGAGATCTTACCGTAGTGGAGATCGCAACGAATAAAGATAAACGCATCGTAGCTGCATATGAAGTGGAAGACAGTTTCTTTCCTCAATACTACCCTCAAGCATGGGCAGGCTACCAAGAGCGCAAGAAGCAGGCAGAAGAAAGAAACCCTGTGACTAAAGCGGAACAAATTATGCTTAAAGAAGCTGGCATTACTAGTATCGAACAGGTGATGGCAGGCGACCCTAAAACTCCTATAGGCTTAAACACATTGGGAGACATTCAAGAGAGACTTAAAGAACATGGGTTCGACAATTCTACAAATAGCACAGTACGCAGCGGAACGAGGAGTTCTCGGAATAAGAACGCCGACGTCACTGATAGGAAATAGTGACAAAACTGTAATAAAGCTAAAGCACTTCATTTATAAGGCTGTAGATAATCTCATTGCACGCAATGCGGGATGGTCTAGCCTTATAAGAACTCAGAGTTTACTAGGCTCGCAAGCTACAGTACCTCTTACGACTACAGCTAACAGTTCAACTATTACCACAACCTCCACGGCCGCTATGGCTGTAGGAGACGAATTAAGCGGCGAGAACGTCGCTAATCCTACTTTTATAGAAACCATAGTCGATAGCACTACGGTTACTGTATCTCGTCCTGCTACTACAACAGGCACCGCAGTTGACCATACTTGGAGACAGCTCGTATGGACACTTCCAGCAGATTTTAAAACACTTATGCAACCTCCCTGCTCTTTAGAGCACCGAAGCTGGTCCTTCTCGCAAATGGAGATGTCAGATTTGTATAGGTACGCACATGACAACTTTGTGCAGACTAATTTTAAGGTATTTGCTTTAAATGACGGCAGAATACAGATTTACCCTGCCTTAAGCACTTCTGAGAGCGTTCTACTCAGTTATCGCAGCAATTACTACTACAAGAACTCGGCAGGAACGCGCCTAGCCCTTCCTACAGCCGATACAGACACTATTATCCAATTTAGCGACTCGCTAGTGTTGGCTGCTATAGAATACCTCTGGCTTATGGAGATAGGTGCTTCTACCGCAGATGCTATGAGTAGAACTATCGCTAGGCTTCTTGAACAAGCAGCTCAAGCAGACAGAGCACACGTTTCGGAGATACGTCCTAACGTTAAACGCAACCCTATTTATTGGGCCTCTAACTTACCTGGAAGATTCACCCCGTAATGTCCTATCGCAGTGTAAAACAAGCCCCTATAGGTGGAATTCGTCCCGATAAGGACTTAACATCGTTAAGCCCCGTAGAAGCTTCGTACCTTGAAAACTGGTGGGTAGACGGTAACTCTTTACTTGTCAGACCTGGCTACACGTCGCACGGAACCGGCGCAGCGGACTCTATAGATCAGCTATTCACATACATCTCAGGTTCTGGCACGGTTAAGATAATCGCTAAGGCGGTAGGTACTTTGTACGACACTACGGCTTCGGGCGCAATGTCTTCAATGACGTCTTGTAACTCAAATTACACTTACGCGGCTCAGATAGGTATTTCTGGAACGCAATATATGTACTTCGCAACAGGTATTGCAGACCCTCTATTATACAACGGTAGCACTTGGACGACTGTCAATAACGCGAGCGTACCTGCTATAACAGGCGTTACGACATCTTTGTTGATGAGTCCTATAGTGTTCAAAAACCGTCTTTTCTGGCTTGAAAAGAACACTACCCGTTTAATCTACCTACCTCTAAACAGTGTAGGAGGCGCAGCATCAGTGATCGACTTAGGTACGTACATGCGTAAGGGCGGAAGCCTATACTCCATGAACTCAATGACCTTAGATTCGGGTTCTGGTATAGATGACCGACTAGTGGTAGTTACTTCAGAAGGTGAAGTGCTTATCTTCACAGGAACTGACCCTTCTTCAGCTAATACGTGGGCACTTTTAGGCACTTTTGATTGCGCGAAGCCTGTAGGTTATGGAGCTTCAACAGTTAAAGTGTCAGGAGATGTACTACTACTAACTATCGCAGGCATCTTCTCTGTCGCTGATATTACTCGAGGAGTTATTACAGCTCGTCAGGCGTACGCTTGGATAAACAACTTAATCATTGACAAGTTCTTATACGCCGACTCTACTTCTCAAGCTTTAGGCATATACTACATCAAGAAACTAGGTATTGTGCTCATAAATATGGGCTCTGTAGGAGCTACTGAGCAATACATAATGTGCCTTAAATCAGGGTACAGTAGTTGGATGAAATGGACAGGATTTATTACAAACACGTTTGTAGAAGATAAGGATTACGTATATTTTGCTAATTCTACGAACACTTACAAGTGCTCAAAAACTTTAGGGACAGATAACGGAACTGCAATAACTGCAAAGGTTCTTTTTGCATTTGATACATATAGGACTTCCAATTTGAAGCGAAGTATGCTAATATGTCCTTTACTAGCCTCTCCAAGTTCTAACACTTCTGTAGGTCTGGAATGTAACACTAACTGGTCTACAGACGTTGACAGATCCGTTGCAACGACTGCTTTAGGCTCAGGAGGAGGTTCAGGTATCTACTTCTCATCATTTCTTTTTGAGGCAGCAGGTACGGAAACATATTTCTTTGCAGACAACTTAGGTTCTGTTAATACTTATTTTATGGTAGCTGACCAAGTAGGCCTAGCTATCGCACCTTATATGGTTGTAGTGTCCGATTCAGTAGACACTAGGCTGTTTGGGTATGAGATTATTTACGATATATTAAAAGGAGTTAGATAATGGGCGGTTCTTCTAGTGCGCCAGTCAGCTTTGGTAAAACGGACGGCACAGACTGGCTTTATCCTAACGGCAAGCCTACCCCTGTAGCAGCAAATCCTAACCCAGGAATGCCTCGCGCTACTCAAGGTTATGACGTGCGTCAAATGCTTAAAGATCAAATTAACGCTTTAAGAGGTCGATCAGTTTCGAACCCTCTTGCTTATCAAGGGCTTTATAGTCCTGCAAGGCAATCTGCAGTAGCTCCTGTTACGGTTGCACCAAAGCCTCTTTCTATGGACGATCAATTTAGACTGACTCGTCTAGAGACAAAAACGCCCTATTTTAAGTATAACGATCAATGGTACGATACTTCAACTGGGAAACCTTACAATTTACCTGCAGGCACCCCTTCACATATGGAAATAAAATATATGAACATGCTTAACGCACCAAAAACGGACATCTAAATATGGGAGCATCAGCACCAGCACCAGCAGATACTAAAGGCGCAGCTATAGCTGAATCACAAGGTAACTTAGAAGCTGCACGCGTAAACGCAAAAGCTAATCGCGTAAGTCAATACACGCCTTTAGGTAATCTAATTTACGAAAACAACGTAAACGGAGACCCTGACCAATGGCAAGCCTCCGTTGAGTTGAATCCTTACGAACAGCTCCTGTATTTACAGAATGCTAATGCACGGCTTAATTCTGCCGATGCGTTAGATACGCTGTCTCAGTTGACTGCGGATAGCTTAGCTACAGGGATCGACTTCAGTAATGTAACGCCAATGCCTGTTAACGCAGGGATGACAGCTCAAGAAGCCATGTTGTCGAGACTTCAGCCTGTGCTAGAACGTCAGAAGCAACAAATGCAGTCTGATCTAGTTAATAGAGGACTCTCAGAAGGCTCTTCAGCTTATAACAACTCTATGAACTTGCAAGATCAGCAGATGAACGACTTGTTCCTCCAAGCTGCGGCGCAAGGCATAGGACTCGATTCACAATTACGTGCTCAAGGACTACAAGAGGCCGTGTTTGAAAAGACAGCACCTCTTAACTTGCTGACAGCAGCTATGAACGGATCCCAATTTGGAATGCCTTCGTTCACGACTGTCGCTCAACAGCCTATGACGCAAGGACCTAATTTTACTGGCGCTGCAGCTGCTGATTATAATCAAAGGTTGCAAGAAGCTAACGTTAACAACGCTAATATGTCCAATATGTTAGGAGGTGCTATGTCTATTGCAGGCGCGCTACCTACTATGGGAGGCTCGTTATTTGCCTCTGCTGCCCCTATGGGAGGCGGATTTATGGGCGCTACGAGTACCGGTAACTACTTGCGCGGAATGTCTGGAGGATTTATTTAATGGCTTTTGATGACTTAGGTTACGACCCTTCTCAAGACTCTGAGGAGTCTTCACCTCAACCTCAACAACCTAAACAAGGCTTCGACTCCTTCGGAGGAGTATTTGCTAATATGGGAGATTCCGATACTAGTCAAGCAATTGCTCAGCTGAAAGGTCAGATGGTTGGAGGGGTGTACGTAGGTCCTCACGTCTTGCAATACATCGGTGCAGCTATGCAAAACATGAAAGCTAACACCGAACAAGCTCAAGCGATGGCTAAGTTAGAAGAAGCTATCCAATCTGGAGGAGGTACTGAAGCACTTCTAGGTTACGCTAAGGCTACTAAAAATAAGAAATTAGCTGAAGGCATCTTGCTTAAGCTGGCAAGTAAAAAAGAGAAACAAGCTGCAGCAAGCATGAACATGCAAATGCTAGCGCAAGCCTTCCCAGGACTTACACAACAAGAAATAGCTATGGCTTCTATGGCAGATAAGCCAGAAGATGCTGTTAAACTGATCATGGAAGCTCGTAAACCTATCACTACTCCTGCAGGTGCTGTATTAGCTCCTGACGGTAAAGGTGGTTACATGAACGCCCCAGGATCTTTAGAATCGATGAAACAGTTCATTCAGACTCAAGAAGGTGTTAAAGCCGGTAACGATATCGAGTGGATCGCTTCTCCTGACGGTACTATGAGAGCAGTTACTCGTAAGCAATTAGTGGATCAAGCAAACCCTCAAGGCGCTGCTCAAGCACCTGCCTCTGTGAAGATTCCTGAACAGTATCAAAATCTGGTACAGTCTGCCGCACAAGCTAATGGCATACCTTCTAACCTTCTTGCCGCAGTTATACAGCGTGAAAGTGGTTGGGATCCTACCGCTAAAGGAACGTCTGGAGAAATTGGCTTAGGGCAACTTATGCCAAAAACTGCTGAACAGCTTGGAGTTACTGACAGGTCTGATCCTGTACAAAACGCT